ATAAATATCTTCGGGGATTTCACTCATCATTTCCTCACTGTTTCGATACTGTTTAATAAAATTACTATATGCTTCTGGGTTAAGAATACCGGCCAACGGAAAAATTTTTGGTATTTCCCCAAATGGAATAGGTTGTTCCTTTTTCAAATTTTCTGGCAACTCATCATCGCCATATCGTTCAACCGAATCCATATCAATGCCGAGCATTCGAGCCCATTGCCGAATAGCCCATCGTTCTTTGTCTAAATACATCTCGTGGGCGCACACCCACCGAGCTGCATTCATTTTTCCTAACCTGGGGTCGGTAATCGGAATTCGCCAATGCGCCAGTACCCGTTGTTTCAACCCCAAAAACGGATACTGGCTTATGAGTTTTTTACGTCAGTACTCGTGATAAACGTCTTTTTTTCAATCTCTTCTGAATACTTATCGTACAACTCTATAATGATATTTCGTGGTAATTTTTGATAAATTTTTGTCAGAAGATTATACGCAACAATAAATTTTCTATTTTTATTAATAAAATCTCGCGCCAAATCTGGTGCTGTGTCAATTCCGTCAGTCAATTCAGGCAATTCATCAACCGGCACACCGTCAATAGCAACGGTTGCAATCGCCAGTGTTGGGGCCCGTAGTGATGCGGCCATGGCCATCTGACTATCAATGGAAACATACCGATCACGCCAAGTATAATCCTCATCATACAAGCTTCTGAACGTGAACGTAGTCTTTTTTCCACCAATATTTATATCGATATTTTTTTGAAATTCTCCCTGCTCAATAAGTTTAAAAAGATCGTCTAACGGGTTTGGAAAATTTTTTATCATATATGATACCTCCTCGATTATAATGATGTAGCATAATGTATTACCTTGTCAAACACCCCCATTAGAGATTCAGAATATCTGTCACTTCGAGTTGTGCTCGAACCATAATCACGCGATCGCCGGTAGCAGCGAAATCTCGTCCAATACTCGAAAACCAGCATCCCTGATAGATTGTTCCAATAAGGACTCCCGAAGGAAGCTGCCAAATTTCTTGAACATCAAAGGGATTTGTATGATCAGCAAGATTGATAGCACTGGCTGGAAAGCCAAACGCCTCGTGCATACGTTTATTAAACAAATCATACCGATCAACATCAATTTGCAATGTTCGAAGATTCCCAGGAACAATATCAACACGACGGCCGCTTGTTGCAGTATTCAGCTCATAAATCGGAGTCATATCGCGCGTCTGGCGCGGTGACCACCGTTGAATAACACCAACTGTTATGCCTTTATATCTAATACTAATGACATGCTGCGACGCAACTCTTGTATTCGGAATAGGCATCTTTTACATTCCTCCAAACTCTTTAGACTCCACTGGGAATCACTACACTGAATGTGCCGAAAAGACGCTTGACGATAAACTTTGTATAAAACACAAATCGGAAATCGTATGCTGTCGGATCATTCGCACGACGACGAACGATAATATCATTCTGCAAATCAATATTCCGAATAGTCCCATCGTCGTTTTGGAATGGCGCAATGGCACCCTCAGAGATAGCTGAAATCAATTGTGTGGCAACGACAGTCTTCAATGCAAAGACAAACTGCGCAAGATCATCAGGGACAATACCAATCAGTGCATCGTCTGTTGCTTTTCGGACACGCTTAACAATATTGTCCTTCTGCGCCATAACGTTAATTTCCTTGAATTCCGCAGACGACTGATCAGTTGTCGTTGGGTCAAAACAAACATTCGCCGCTCCACGGGGCTGAACAACATTAACGCCATTCGCCGCAAGAAAATCACGATCACCGATTGATAATTCCTCAACGAAATCCAATCCCACAACTTCGCGACGAAGAAGACCCTCAGCAGGAGATAGAAAACTTGCATTAAGTGCGGCAACGCCAGCGGCAAGATACGTACTGTCGAGCGTAATCTGTTGTACAGAACCATCGGGGAATCGGTATGTCTTCTTAATAGAAGACGGGCCGGTAAGAACAAATCGACCACGACCCGGACTGTCTGCCGAAACCTGCAGTTCCTGTGTTGCCACATAAACAAACGTTCCGGGCGTCTCTCCATCACCAATACCCGTTCCAACGCGCATCCCAAACCACCCCATCCGCTCCGCCTTATTTTGCAAGCTCGACTGATCAATCACATGCGAGCGAAGTGCTGACCGAACAAGCGGCTTCACCCCACCAGCAAAAGTTGTTGGATGACCGAGAACAATGATATCCGTAAGATCGGGATTCAATTCAGCAGCTTTAATGGCTGTAACATAATCAATATCTTGAGCCGCTACACCTGTTCCAGTGTTCTTCACTTGAATATGATAAACAAATGGTGGTTTCTGCTCGAATACAATAGCCCCAGCCAAAGCTAACGCATTTGTCGTTGAAATAGAACCAACTTTTGAAATAAATTGATCGTAACTCGTGCTCAAAATTGGCCGGTTGTATTCATCATCTGGGCGGATAGAATAATAGGTAACATAATATGTCTCACCTTCAGCAGGGGTTTTTCCGCCGCCAACGGCGATCGCCCCGCTGGTAAATCCCAGGAAGCTATTTGCTGTTCCGTTACCTATCGTCAAGGATGCGACTGGACCAGTCGAGTTTGTCGTAATAATAACGCTATTTGACGAAGAAACCGAAGCCGTGACACCAGTAATACTACCGTTGATTGCCGCCACAACAGCAGCAGCCGTCATAGTACCAGTAAAAGAAATCGTTTGCTCTACACCACCGTCCACAGTAATTTTAAACGTCTTTGGAGAAGTGCCGAACGTAAAGGGTTCTGAATTTGCACCAGTAAGTGAGGCAGCTGTTGGGGGCAGCCATTCAATAGAATTGTTTGGCTTGTTAAGTTGATAATCCTTTCCCTGTGTAAAACTCACAACACCGGGGAATGATCCCACAGCAACAATTTCCCCATACGTATTATTGACGTCTTCCTCGAGAACATCCTCATCATACAATGATGCAAGGCTCTGATACGAGAATGTATAATTCGCAGAAGGATCAAACGCCGTTGGATCGATAGTTACCTTTGTGACACCGGTTGGTGTTGTTGGGATAGCAATACCGAGACCGGCATCCGCCGTTGTATCGGTATACGTTGTCGTAGTATTGTTGCTAATTGTTGCAAGCAGAAGCCAAGGACCGGACACTGCGTTTCCGGCTGTCGTACGGTAAATACGACGAGCTGTTGTGCCGTATGGTCCGATAGGAATATTTGATAGAGGGACAGTATTGTTTGGCGCAGCTGTGGTAATTGTATTTGATACAGTTCCGGCAGATGTTTCCGTACCGTTAATAACAAATGTTACCTTGTAACTGTGTGTACCATCATCGACAAAACCACCAGATGTCGGCGTTCCGGCAGTAAGCGCATCAGCTTTGAGCTCTTCAACAGAAAACTTTGCTGGATCTTGCTCAACACCATTTTTAAACAACCGCATTACAGACTTTTTTAAATTTGTCTGCCGAACTGGGCTGAATACTCCATTCGAGTTTACAACCACTTCTTCGGTATCGACATATGCCCGTGCATGAAACTCGTCTACATTGAGCTTACGAGGATCGCCTTCACCAATTAAGCAAATTTGACGAGGAAGCCCCACAAATGCAGGAATAGGGCGAACGACTTCTTCCGTGATATATGATCCTGGTGGTAGATATCGGGACACTTTAATTGCCATTTAGGACCTCCCAAATTTTATCTATACAGTAAAACTATTTTTTGCAAAATTTTCACAGGTAAAATGCCCATAAAATCAATAAATTTCTTGAAATATTTCAATATCATCCATAAAAACCGGTTTATCCGTTGGCGTATATGAAATAACCCCAACACCAACGCCATGAGACTCTAAAAATGGATTTTCCGAATCTTCCCATTCAAATCTCTTCACCAAATCAACATACGCCTCAGAATCACATTTTGTAATATATCCGCGTAAACGAATTCTATTTTTATATACTTTCCATTCGAGTTGTGCCCCCAAGTCCACATCGTATGGAATGACAATTTTTGACCCAAAATTAATAATATGTTCTTGATCTCCAAAATTTCCTTTTATTAAAATAAGACGGTTTGGGTATTTTGGATGACCAATAACAAGATGATAGTTTGAATCCGTTAACGGGTTTACCCCCTGTAATTGACAATAGACAACCACTGACGGAGATTGCTCCGAACGTCGAAAACGAAAACGCAATTTCCCAGATGTAGGGGAGTATGATTTTTGGACTAATCCAACGGTGGCCGAGCCAAGAGAATCATACCGTAAACTGTACATCCCACGAATAGATTGCGTGTCAACGATATTAAGAATTGCATCATAATTTGCAAAAATATGCCATTTATCAGTTATTGTGCCTTCTTCAAAAGTATCATTAAAAACAAAAAGCATGTTTCCCGGTTCAGGCATCGGAATCGGCTTTGGACGTGTTTCATCATCTTCTGGCTCTAAAAATGGATTGTGACACACAGAAATATCATATGCTTCTCTATCAACATAATCCAAAAAAATAATAGGCACCGAGATACTATTGAGATAAATTCTCGACAACGGTTCACCTTCCGGCCTTGGAATATCACGTTCACCACCAATTGATGCCGTGCTGCGAATAATCAATTGATAAAGCTGTGGAACGCCGTTCTCATCTTTTGTGCAATCGCCGAGAATAGTAAAATTTTTCTCTTCGAGATAAACAGTAAAAAAACTAAAAACAATATCTGTCAATTCTGACCGCGCATTAGTATCGACTGCCGAAATCTGCAAAACAACAGTCATATTTCCACCAACGGCCTCACGGACCATAGGTAGTCCTGTATCGGGGTCGTGAAATGTTGCGATAACTTGTCGCCCAATATTCAATTTTCTTTCCGTTCCGGGCGCACTCATCACCGCAATCATCGGTATGCGTTGCAATTTTTGCGGCATAGACGTGTAAATGTCCACATACGACTCAGAAGAACTTTGATCGGCTAAACCATACCGCTCAATTTGAGGCATTTCTTTCAACACATTTGGATAATACAATGAAACATAACGACGCAATTCTTGGACAATAACGTCCTTTGCTCGTTCGGTCCATGCACTAAATCCGCCGCGGGTAGCCATAATCAAAATACCAAAATAATAGGTTCATCTTTTTGAATAATACGTGCATCAAACCGTTGAGAGATTAAATTTCCCAATGGTTCTATATACTTAACATTTGTCGGCTCAAATCGACCGATAATATCAGCATCAGAAGAAAACCGAGAATCCACTGGATTCTCAATATTATATGAACCTTGTTCAAAATCAAAAATATCATTGTCACGTAAACGAACCGGTTCTGTAACAGAAAAATTACCCAACGTCGATGTCGTCCACCAGTGTAATCCAGGAGATGTTACACGGACTCCAAATGACTCCAAGAAATTCTGCTCTGGGAACCATCGCCGCGATATGTATACCTTCGAATCGCGCATCATCTGAAAACGCACTTGTAACATTTGAAAATACGGGTTCATATCAGGAGATAATCGATGTATTGTCACACGAAATCGTACAACAAATGATGGCTCGTTGAGAATATCATTATAATTAATATTATAATATGTATTTCCCCCATCAACAGAATACTCAACAGTTAGAGCATTTGTGCTCAATAGACGAATTCCATCTTGTCCCACCACTCGAAATGCATTAAACCCATAACTTTTGTTCACTTGAAAAAAGGGAAATGTGATCGTACCGAGATCATAACCGGGAGCCAATTCAGCTTGAATCGGCTGCTTATCTTTTAAGACAATATTATCTAAAATAACGTTATTGGCATTTGGAACAAGATTAAGAGTTTCATACCCAAACCGCTCATACCCTCCCACAATTCCCGTCCCAAAACAGACAGGGCACCGAGCAAATGATTGCCCGGTTTCAGACTTCACACTGGTGCATGGTAGACCGTCAGTACCCTGACGCCACAACATGCACGATAAGCCACCAGTGACTAAAACCTCGTTTGATCGCTGAACTAAGCGATCCCAGAGATTTTTTTGACCTAAACCCCATTCGCCAATAACAGAATTCTGATCGATCCAAACATCATTTGATCGAGCTTGATTTATTTGGCGAATTGTCTGGGTAGTTATCTGATCCGATAGTTTTGTGGCCACATATTAATAACTATTTTTTAATAAAAATTAAGACATAGGAGTTATCGTGCTTTTATACAGTTTTCCATTAAATGAAAATTGGGCATTAACAATAATCGGAACATATCGTGTATAGCGACCGTCAATACGGTATTCAACAATACCGAAAGCATGCGTCCAGTTGTTGGGT